GGACAGAACGCGCCGATCGTATCGGCTAGATTGGTTATAAGGTTAATCAATCGATATGGAGATAGGTCGGACGTATCCTAAGATAGTTGCCGAAACAACCGCTTAGTAAAACACGTCCCGCCACCCCTCCAAATAAATAGATATCACCTACCCTGCACTTCAGATCAGCCCACCCGACCCCGGGCAATCGGTGCAACATTTCAGCCTGGTCCTGCTCATCGCAGGCCTAGCCATCTAACCCACCTCCGGCGACAATCATTCAGATTGCCAATTACGGCAAGACACATGATCAGTGTCAAGGCCAACCGTCCAGCTCGGTCGAAGACCGTTGAACGTCGGAAGGCGTCGGTATGACGCCGCAGGTGCGTAAGATGTCCAAGTTCTATGTGCTCGGCAACTGTAGAGTCGCCTTTGGTTCGCACGCTGAATACTTGCACGGAAAGTCCTTCCCCGGTTTACGGGCGCAGCGGACTAGAAACTGCATAAATTCGGTTGTTTGGACTGTCAATTATTGGCGAAGGCGAGAAGATTTCCTCTCCGGAAATTTCACGTCCTCCCAGTCAAGTTCAGAACCACGAGACACATCCTGAAGATAGTCGCGACACAAATCACGCAAAACCCCAATCTTCCCCTTCCTCTTGAGCCGACGGGCAAGGCGTCGAAACGCCAAAGCCGGGTCGGTCGTAGATGGAGGAGTCGGTTGGTAGAAGTCCACCACGTACTCGACGAAAAGAGTCCCATAGGACCCTTCGGCGAGAACGTCGTTAAAGACCCCAAGCAGTGCAGCTTGTGTGTACTCATCAGGATCACCCGTTTCCTGGTATGACGTAGTCAGCCAGGTACGCGTACCAGTGTGTTGATATGTGAACATCTCACAAGGTTCCCAGACGGCGGTCTTGCGCGAATAAGGAAATTCGAGAACTTCCTGCATCGTGACAGAACCGGAGTCAATTGCAGCGTTGGGATTGGTTTGTAAAGCCAACGCCAACGACCCTGCAGTATTGGATCCAACATCATTGGTATAAGTGATCTTGAACTTACGGAAGGCATAGAATTGGAAGAGTTCCTCGAACTGTTCCAACCGCGGCGAGACGCCCGAGGGCGTCACATTCCCGATCGAGCCATTCGTGCCGAAGACAGAATTGGTCTTCCCATCCGCACCGACCACTAGAGTATAGAGGTCTGTGCCGACGAGACGAATACCAATCGATTCGCCACGATCTGTCAGCTGCTGAGGAACACCCGCCATCCGGAGACCCATTCTGGGAATCTGGACGCCGATATTCGCTGGAGCAGCCAAGGCTTTGAGAGAACCGCCGGGCGCGATCATCATCGCGTTTCCGTTCTTGGCCTTCGCCTTCTTCTTGGTTTTCTGTTTTTGCTGTGTTGACATCGACACTCAAGGATAGAGCGCCTAGTTTTATTCGTGTGGTTTAGCACGGGATCCCCAGAACCACAACTGGGGACTGTACATCGGTGTGAAACTCACATCATACCAGATCGCCCGGTTCCGTATCCCACCACCCATCCCCATTCCGGGCCCGAAGGTCCAGTAGGGCTGACAGGTCATCCCCATCCCCTCTCCTGGCCAGCACCAGAAACATCCACACGGCTCTCTAAGAGACGTGGGAATGTCAAAGGTGCAGGTCCAGTAGGGCGAACGAGAATAGGAGGGACACAGACCGGTCGATCTGCTATGACGTTTGTGAGGAGCGCCGTGCAGTCTCTCGGCATTTTGTTTAGCACGGAAGTATTAAGACAGACTTATGCGTCTAATTTGCTACGCAATTCATCTGCCACCGTTTTGGGCAATCACTCACACCAACCCCGGAATTACACCCTAGCGGAACGAGTACTCTCGCGACCGCGCCGCCAACGAAGAAGATCTCTCTCCTTCTTGGCGCCGGGACGCTTAAAATACTCACCGCTAAGGTCACGAACACGAATACCCTGCAACGGAGGGCAGGCAGGAAGGTTCGACGCAAAGACCTGGGCGTCCCAGTACCTATCCAAAGCCTCTCTGGACATCGGCTTAAGACGATACTCGGGTCGGAACTTAGCTACAAAGACCGAATCGCTGACCGGTGCTGAGCCATGGTGGGCACGCGAGGCAAGAGCCAAGCGCGCCAACCAATCATCAGAAACCTCGGACACCTCTTCGGGCCCCGGAACGTAAGGTCCGGCAACCATCCGCCACTTGGCTAGGGCCCCAGCCAGTTTCGCAGTGGGAATGTCCATCCCCTCCCGACGGTAAAGAGCCATGCGGGGGTCGTTAACAAAACGAGCGGCCATCAAGCGTTGGCCCCTCGTAATGCGCCACCCCTTAGGAGCATACTTTCTATCCACACCGAACCCACCCAAATGAACAGGTAGGAACCAGTTTGGTCGAAAGACTTTACCCAACCAGGAATCCTTCTGCCAACGACTGAATGCGAACTTGATGGAAGGCTGAGTCCAAGGACAAAGCTCAAACATCTTGTTCAAGTCGCGCCCAACCTGAGTAGGAGTGGCCTCCGATTCACCCCCCTTAAGGGATAGACCGGTGAGCAACTTCATATTCAGATAGCCGCGGCGTTTCATATTTTCAGATTTTCCTTGGAATATCTGAGAATTGATCATACAGAAGTTAGGCGAAAGGTACTGCTTACCTTGGGAAATCTTAAAGCCAGCATCAGATGCAGCTTGAAGAAAGACCGAATAGAACGACATATCACATTTGAACAGCATATCATCGCCATTCACGAGAACATTCGTCCACATCAAGTCACCCACAGCCTTCCTCTCCCACGGATCCTCCGCCACCCACCGATTAATAGCAACACGGTAGACAGACAGATTAATAACGCAAAGAAGGGGAAAGCTCAAGGGATGACCCATGAGTTGACCTTCAATAGCCTCACACGTAGACCCATCAGGATATTCAGCAACACCCGGGAACAACGAAAAGAACGCGAGATCACCGCAGGGGACCTGGGTAAGATTCCCCAATTCCCGGTGAAACATCCCTCGGAAGGCCGCCAGTGTGGCGTCCCTCTTCAGGAGATCAGTCGCGGCTTCGTAGTCCACAGAACACCAAAGCGGCAGAGACGCACAGTCCCTACCGATCTCACGAACTCGATCAGTGAGGTCGTCCCTCAACATGGTTGACGCATTGTGCCGTTTCCAGCATTTCAGCATCAAACCCTGTAGAGGTTGCAAAGTAGAGTACAAGTTACCGTCACCCAGGGTAACGATACGAAACTTGCCAGGCTCGGGGATTGCCATCACCTTCACCTTCAACAAATCACTTGTGTCTTCACCATCAGCAAACATCTTCAAAATCACTCCTTCCATCGCGGCGTACTGCTGGGTACGCCAACGATCAAGTTTGTGCGTGAAGACGCGCAACTTCCCAAGGCCCCCTTGAAACTTAACCTCCTTCAGGAAACCACTGAAAGCCCCAAAGGGCCCAGTGCTCTCCCGAAGTAGAACAGTTTCAGAACGGGCATCGACATCCAAGTCGAAATGGAAGCGGTCGGTGAGACTCAGAGCTCCACCCTGCTTTCGCGAGGCCTGCAGACAGGCCGAACCTGTTGGCATAAACTTTGTAGGAACCATATCCTCAATATCCCTGAAAAC